AAGGGTGTAACAATTGAGCATTTAAGAAAATTAGATGAAATGAACTCAATGAAATTAAAATCACTTTTAATGATGTTATAAAATGGCGCAAAGTAATTTTTTAAAGGATAATCAAAATTTAATTATTGGTGGCGTTATTTTATATTTAGCATATACCAAAATTATAAAACCAATATCCGAAAGTTTTGGTTTAAGTAAAAGTGGAGAGGAAAAAAATGTCAGTAAAGAAATTGTAAAGCCTAGTTCTGCATTTAATCCTAATTATTGGCGTAGTGTACCTAATGCACTAATTATAAAAAATGATGCGGTTAATAAATATATTGATACAATTTGGAATGCACCCGGATACTTTTATGATGATTTTGATGCTGTTTTAGGCGTTTTTAAATCACTTAAAACGCAAACGCAAGTATCTTATTTAGCATTTAAATTCAATGAAAAATATAAAAAAGGTTTATTGAATTGGTTAGTAGGTGGAACTTTATTAAGTTGGCCGGCGGATAGATTTAGCGCCGAACAAGTTAATCAATTAATTACATACGTTAATGGTTTAAAAAGAAGTTAAAATGAAAAATAAAGGCTTATCATTGTTATTATTGTTATTAGGTGGTGCATACGTTTACTATTATATGAAAAATAGTAAAAAGAAGTTAAAAGGTTCAGTAATTGTAGACCCATTGGATAAAGGGGAATTTGTGCCTGATGTTGCAACTTCCGTTCAGGATGTAGTTATGCAATTAAATAGTTCTGAAAATGTTACTACACCAATTTTAGAGCAGATAAGAGAAGTAAGTAAGCCAAAACAAGTTGAAAGTTATCAATCTTTTTATGGTACTACAATAAGCGGTAAAAAAATGGGCGTTCCTTATTCTATTTAATTCATTCCTTACACCTTTAAAAATAAAAAAATGAGCAATTTTGAAATAAAAGCCGGTAGAATTAATGTTGATATAAATATGATTACTTATGATGCAAACGGATATATCACAACCGATTGCAATAGTATTTTATTTGTTAATTATGGAACGAATGCGGTTCAAATTGACCAAGTTGTTTTACAACAAAATCAAAGTTTTCAAATCGAAGGTAATGTTGGAGAATTTTTAACAACAAGATTGTTAGCAACATTTATTAACACTGGTGGTTCAAATAATTTAGTTTCAGTAAAGAAAAACTATCTAAAAGATGCCTAATATAGATTTATCAATATTAAACCAACGGCAAACACCGGCATTTTTTGCTGATACGTTAGCTAATAGACCTGCCGCCGGATTTTTAGGTAGAATATTTGTATCTACTGATACATTTGAATTTTATCGAGATAATGGAACCGGTTGGAATATAATTGGTGGTCCGGGAACCGGAACGATTACGGGTAGTGGTGCTGCCGGTCAAGTATCATATTTTAGTGGTACATCAAGTATAACCGGAAATAACAATTTATTTTGGGATAGTGTAAATGGACATTTGGGAATTGGTACAAATGCACCGGGAACGGCTTTACAAATTAATCACGGGCAAAGTCAGTTAATAAGATTAAATCAAACAACGGCTACAAACGATACTAAAATTGCATTTCAAAATAGCGGCGTTGCATTGTGGCGAATTGGTAATTCGTATAATGCCGGTGCAAATGATTATGCTGTTTTTGATGTTGTAAGTAATTTAGAGCGTTTTAGTATCAAAACAACCGGTCAAACATTTATAGGAGCGCAAACAACAACCAGTGGGCGATTAGTTGTAAATAATGCCACCGGCGATAATCATATTGTTGTAATTGGTGCAACCGCACCAAGTTTAAGAATTAATAATTCGGGTACGGGTGCAACTAAATTAATTGGTATAGGACTTGCAACCGCAACAAATAACTTTATTCAAGGTGCAGTTGATAGGGATATGGCTATTTTTAATGGTTCAACTACTGCAAGTCCAATGTTATTCGGTATTTATGATGCGGGAGCAGGTAACGTACAAGAAGCAGCTAGAATAAGTGCCGCACGAAATTTTTTAGTGGGAAGTAGCGTAGATGGTGGACAAAGATTTCAGGTAACTGGAACTACACAATTAACGGGTGCTACTACAATTTTAGTACCAACTAATACAGTAGGTTTAACAGTTACAAAAGGTGCTCCAAATGATGGTATAGTTAGATTTACACCTTCTGGAAATGTTAGCATAATTGAAATGATTACTCAATCAATTAATGGTACTATATCAACAAATGCAAGTGATGCATCATTTAATTTTTTATGTAATACACAAGGTGCTAATACTAGAATTGGAAATAATGTTGCTGCTGGTGGTGGACTAGAATTATATTTTGCAAATAATGGAGCAAATGCAGATTGTACTTTTTATACTGGTAGACCTGCTTCAAGAACACAAGCTGGTAGAATTTTTACACTTACTGGAAATTGGAATATTGGAAATTCAACAACAGATGCTGGCTTTAAGCTAGATGTAAATGGTACTTCAATATTTAGGAGTACTGCTACTTTTGCAACATCTCCTACTATGAATAGTATTAATGATGCAGGAAATAACTTTACAATAAATAGGGCAAATAGTGCAGGTTTTGTGCAATTGATAGGTGGTGCAGGTGTTACTATTAAAGCAGATAAAGATACTACGAGTGGTGGTACAAATTCAGTTCAATTATCTGGAAATTGTACAATAATAGGTGCAACACTACTTACCCCAAACGCTTCTGCTCAATTACAAGTAGATAGTACAGTTCGTGGCTTCCTACCACCAAGAATGACTACTGCACAAAAAAATGCAATAGGTACACCAGCGACGGGGTTAGTAATATACGATACAACATTAAATAAATTAGCTGTTTTTACTGGTGTAAATTGGGAAACAGTAACAAGCGTTTAAAATAAAATAATATGAAACAAATACAACCTATTCAAATTTGGGTAAACGGACAACAACAAACGGCAACCCTTTTTAATTTAATTATCATTAATGATAACTTATCTAATAGTGCAACATTTTATTGGCAATTATTAGATACTGATGCAGTTAAACTTGCCGATGGAAATTTAACAATAGGAGAACCAACCTATGACCAATGGGGTACTTCAAGTGATGTGAACCAATGGGCGTATGAATGGGCGGCTACTCAATTAAATATTACTTTAGCTTAATCAAACCTTAAAATAAAAATCTATGACAAACGAACAAGCATTACAAGTAATTAAACAAGTATTAGACACCGCAAGTAAAGGCGGAATTTTTGAAAATATGGATGCTAGTTTTCTAGCGGCTAATAGTTTCAATGTAATTTCAAGAGCAATACTAAAAGATGATAAAGTAGAAAATGATGCAAACGGAATTGATAATTAGTGTATTTACATTCGTAGCGGTTGCCAGTGGTTTTTATTTTACCACTAAAAGCCGTTTAGATAAAATTGAAAAAGATTTATTGAAGCACAACGATACTAATAGTGAAATATTAGACCGGTTGGCACGAATTGAAACTAAATTAGATTTTTTTACTAAAAAATAAATGTATAAGATTTTACTATACACAAAAAAAAAGGCAGAAAAATTAAATGTAATTGTTTTGCCAAGCGAAAACATCAAAAAGAAAATTGATGTTTATGATGTGTATGGAAATTTTATAGTAAGTATTGGGGATAGAAATTATTTAGATTATCCCTATTATTTAAAATATTGCGGTAAAAAGATTGCAGATGAACGCCGTAAGGCTTATAAAATTAGACACGAAAAGGACAGGCATATAAAAGGCAGCGCCGGATATTATGCAGACCAATTATTATGGTAACTAAAAATAATTTTATGTTTAAAAATTGGAAAACAAGTTTATTTGGTATTGGTACATTAATTACCGGTATTGCAACAATTGTAAAAGGGGATATTCCCGGCGGTGTAACCGCAATTTTAACCGGCTTAGGTTTAGTAGCCGCAAAGGATAGTGATATTAATTTAAACAATAGAAAATAATGACAACAACCACAAAAATAATTATTGTGGCTGCAATTGTCTTATTACTTACAACCGCAACCGCTATGGGAGTTTCTGCAAAGGGTTTAAACTTTATTAAAGATTTTGAAGGGGAACGGCTTAAAAGTTACCGGGATACCGGTAATATTTGGACAATTGGTTTCGGTTCTACCTATAATCACGATGCAAAACGTAAAGTTCAGGAAGGGGATATAATTGACAAAGAAACGGCGCTCCGTTGGTTAAGGTTAGATGCCGGAAAATTTGCCACTGGGGTTAAAAAGTTGGTTAAAGTACCCATTAATCAATCACAATTGGATAGTTTAACATCTTTTGCCTATAATTTAGGCTTAGGAGCGTTACAAAGGTCTACTTTATTAAGAAAATTAAACGCCGGAAG